ACACAACAAGAAAAAGTACGTTTCAAAGCCGTTTGATTTTGAGGCAATGTGCATTATCAATGACGCACATAACGACGAAAGCAAGAACGGACCGCTTAACATTTGCCGAGATGCGGTTGATTATATGTTCGAGGGAACAGAGGCAACACAGGATATTATTAATTCTCTTGATGTGAATACACGTTCAAGACTGTGTATTGAGCTGTGGAAGTTCTATATAGAGGCATTGACATCAAAAAACGAGTAAAGGGTAATAACTCTAAAAGCCGACCACTGCGTACTTTGTACGCAGATTGGTTTAGGCAAAGAGGGTTATTGCCTGATGTAATATCAAAACAAAATCCGTTTGTTTTGTTTAAAATGATAGATGATTTAGAAGATGATACGGAAGATGACTATACGGGAAATGACCCGTATTTAAAAATGTTTTATGGAATGTAGTGAGGTGATTTGTAGTGGCTGACGCGGCGGAATTAGTAGTAAGAATAAGAGGTGATGCGTCCGACTTAGAGGCGACAATAAGCGGTGTATCGCAACAACTCGAAGAATTGGAACGAACACAAAGCAATACAAATGGTGTGAAAGGTGTAAGAGAAAGCACAAGTGCATATCAAGGTCTTGCAAGTCAGCTTAAAGATACCGGAAAAGGTATAAAAGAAGTCGGCGAAAGTATTGACACGATAACAAAACCGATACAATACGCATCAACGGCACTTGCCGCGGGCGGTGTTGCGAGTGCCAAGTTTGCGATAGATTTTGAGGATAGTTTTGCCGGAGTTAAAAAGACGGTTGACGCTACACCGGAACAGTTAGCCAAAATAAAGCAAGGCATTATTGATTTGTCAACAGGTATTGACGGCAGGGGCGCGATACCACAGACGGCAACTGAACTAAACGAACTTGCGGCGGCTGGCGGTCAGTTAGGCATATCCCAAGAAAATATCGTCGATTTTACGGAAGTAATGGCACAAATGGGTTCAGCAACAAACCTTGTCGGCGAAGAAGGCGCGGCTACACTTGCCCGATTTATGAATGTAATGGGTACAAGTCAAGGCGAAATTCGTAATATCGGCAGTGCAATCGTTGATTTAGGTAACAACAGTGCCACAACCGAATCGGAAATCGCGGAAATGGCACTGCGTATGGGTAAATACGGTTCATCTGTACGAATGTCAGCGGCGGACGTGTTGGGTTATTCCGCCGCATTGTCCTCATTGGGAATTGAGGCACAAATGGGCGGTAGTGCGATAGGTCGTACGTGGCTATCTATCGAAAAAGCGGTTGCAAACGGCGGTGAAGGTTTAAAAGCATTTGCAAAGTACAGCGGTAAGAGTGCGGAAGAATTTAAAGAGCAGTGGAATACTGACAGCTCCGGTGCATTTAACGGACTGTTAAAAGGCTTGCAGTCTGCCGAAAATCTAACTGTTGCGTTAGACGATTTAGGCATAAACAATACACAGGATATACAGGCTATGATGGCATTAGTCAACGGTTATGATTTAGTAACCGAGAGTGTCAATCGTTCAAACACCGCATACCAAGAAAATACGGCACTGCAAGAAGAATTTAATGCAAAGAATGAAACGACAGCGTCACAAATGAAAATTGCAACAGAATATAATAGAGGCGGCAAGAAGTATCGGCGAAACAATGTTGCCGTCAATACAAGACGCAAGCACCACAGTAGCTGATTTTGCAAAAGGATTGTCGCAAATGTCAGACGAACAAAAACGTGCTGTTGTTAATACGGGTGCGACAGTTATTGCGATAGGTGCTATTTCAAAAGTCAGTGCCGGAGTGATTAAGGGTGCAGGCGATTTTGTTGAGGGATTAGGAGTAATCAGCGATAAATTGCCTATTATAGCAGACGCAACGTCAGCGATAAAAGTATCGACTGCGGGGTTAGGCAGTTCATTTTCTGCATTAGCGCCGATATTCGGTGCAGTATTAGCGCCTGCGGCGGTTGTTGCAGGGTATAAGGTTGTTGCCGACCACGTTACAGAGGCTATTGAAAACAACGCAAAATTGGGTCAAAGCTACAAGGATTTATATAAATCGTGGCAAGACGCCGATAGTCAAGTTTCACATCTTGAAAACTTAAAAAATGAATATGAAAAACTGAATACATCAATTAACAGCGGTACATTAAATCCAGAAGAACTTGAAAATGCTAAAAATCGCATAAATGCGATTATGCAAGAAATCAAGGAAACCACAAATGATGATACCATAAAACTGATGATTGATACAGGCGAATTTGACACTGCTCTTGCAATGGCGGTTTCAAACGCCAAAGACAGTGCGAACGAAATTAAAGACGCATTGGATTTAACATCAGGCAAAAAGGCACAAAAGGCAGTATCAGAGGGGTACGACGCACTTCAAAAAGGTAGTTCCTATGGTGCTGATTATAAAAACCAACAAGAAGAAATGCGTGGGTGGTTGCAACAAGCGACAGACTACAAAACACAGTATAAAGCAATAGTTGATGAGATGAATGCCGCATATAAAGACGGAAGTTCTGAGAGAATAAAGGCGGCGGCATTAGAAAGACAATCGTTCATAAATGGTTTAAAAGACAGTGATTTTATTAAGGCATATGAAAGGTTTACGGGAAGTACATTCAAATTCGGTGATGTAGACGAAGTAATACAAGAAATACAAAATGTATCAAATGCGTATCGTGAAATAAGTGATAACATCGAAAGCATGGACGAACGAGCCAAGAACGGCAGAGAATCACTACAAGCTATGGCAGAAGTCGCAACAACGGATGCTATGAATTTAAACGGCTTTAAGGATATGCAGGAAGTCTTTGAAAGCGGCGGTAATGCTGTAGATTTAGTATGCAAACAAATCAAATCAACTATGACTGATTTGGGGTTTGAAAATCAAGACATTGCCGCACAAATAGCGCTGTTTAAAAACGGTTTTCAAGACCTACAAGGTGCAATTAATAATAACGCATTAGACGCTGTTGTAAATGATTTTGTCAAACAAGGTAAAGAAATCGGACTAACGTCAGAGGAAATAGTCACGAAAGCCGCATTAATGAAAAACGGTTTTTCTGATATTCAACAGGCTGTAGCGTCGGGTGATGTAAGTGGTTTAGTGAAAGACCTATCAAGTTTAGGTGGCGATTTGGGACTAAGCACAGAGCAAGTTGACGCATTGGCGCACAGTTTGGGATTATTGCCTGAGGATAAACATATTGAAATTGACGCAAGCGGGGATGTGTCTGCTATCGAGAACGCAAAAAATGCTGTCGAGGAAATAAATAACGCAGGCAATGTACAATTACAAGTCAGTGCCGAGGGCGATATTTCTGTATTAGATACGGCTGATTCAAAGCTACAGGAATTAATCAATAACAACCAAGTTACCATAACATTTAATGTAGATACAGGCGGTTTTGATATTAACGATTTGAATGGTAATAAGTTGGGTGAAATCACTGCAACGGGTAAAGTTATATGGACTAACGACAGCACAGAACCCGACAACTATACGGCACCACCCAAAGAGGGCAATGTTACATTTAAGAAGAATAGTGCAGAACCTGACGGCTATCAACCCGAAGACAAATTTGCGACAGTCCATTATACTGTTTCTGTTGAGGGTTCGTCTATAGAGGGACTAAGCGATAAAAGTGCTCCTGCGGCACGTTTTGGCAGTACGGGAACGTTCGTCAAAAAGAAAGTCGCAAAAGGTACGCAGAACTTCGAGGGCGGTTTGGCAATGGTTAATGATGAAAAGGGTATATCTGACCCGCGAGAATTAATCGTTGACAAAGGACGTGCATTTATACCGCAGGGCAAGGACGTGTTGTTGCCATTGTCAAAGGGCGCAAAGGTGTACACAGCGTCACAAACCAAGGCGATAATGTCGGGTATGGGTATACCGCATTACGCAACAGGAAAAGACAATTCGGACGCGTTTACATCAGCCAAGGACGATTGGACGCATTACACCAAAACGCACGCAGTAACGACTGCACAAGAACTTGAAAAGTGGTTAGAATTTCAAGAGAAATTCAAGTCGAACGACAAGGATATTGCTGACATTGAAGAACAGATTTTCAGTCTGACACAAAAGCAGACACAAGAATTTAACAAACAATCTAAAGCATATCTTGAAAAACACAGTGCAATTAACGATTGGGGTGATAACGGCGACACACCGCTTGACGCTTTCAAACGTATAAAAGACAGAAATTATCAAGATTTACAAGACGCAAAAATCACTTGGGACGATTATGTTGACAACGTGTCGGACGCAGGCGAAACGCTTTATGACGATATGAAAAGCTACTCGGACAGTTGGCTTGAACATCAGCAGAAGTATCACAGTATGTCGATAGACGACTACATTGCAGGTATCGACAGAGAGGCGGAACGTCTTGAAGAATTTTATGCGAATGACGTTATTAATTATCAAAAATACGTCGAGGAAAAACAGACACTTGAAGAAAAACGTTATGACGCAGTGGCTCAAAAAAATGCTGACGAGTATTCGGCGTGGCAAAAAGACGCAGACGCATGGCAGGAGTTAAGAAGTACATATGATGATTGGGATAAGTATGGTGACAGCGAGGAAGATTTCCTAAAACGCAAGATTGACCGAGTAAAAGAGTTTTACAATGCGGGTAAAATCAGTTTTGAGGAATTTATTGACGACACAAACAAGTACAGCATGGAACTGTACAAGTCGCAATCAAGTGCGGTTGACGAACTGCTCCAAAAGCAACAAGACTATATTTCAAATGTCAAAGACGAATTTTCAAAGCAAGAGCAAGAACTTCGTGACAGTTGGGACGTACAGGATCGCAAAACAGATATGTCAGAGGTACAGGCACAACTTGATGTGTACGCAAATTCAGTTACTGATAAGGGGCAACAGAAGTACAAAGAGTTGCAGGAACAAATGAAACAGTTGCAACGTGATGAAGAATTGTACCAACTACAGAAAAAGAATAATGCCACTATTGAAAGTCTTGAGGCTGAATACAAGCAAATGGAGGACGGCAAGAAAAACATTCTTACAGGATTGCAAAATGCCGACATCAACATATCTGCATATGTAGCAACGATAACCGATAAGGTTTCGGCGACAGGCGGTAATATAGAAAGTTTGCTAAGTCGAATGCTTGACAAATTCGATAGTTTCAAAATTGAAAATAATTCAATGAGCGACAACAGGAAGATCATAAATAACTTCATGCAAATGACACCGGAAGAAAAACAAGATGCATTGAACAAATACGTAGGATTATAGGAGGAAAGATATGCGTAACGGTTTTGAATTTAACGGCAAAAATACAACGGATTTTAAGCGAGTGACGGTCAGAACAAAGGACCGTCCCGTATTTCCGCAGGTAAAGGAGTTTACCGCAAGTGCCGACGAAACAGACGGTGAATATGATTTTACTGACGTGTCGGGTCACGAATATTTCAATACACGAAAATTTCAGATTGATTTTAACATCGGTGCGGACAGTACCGAAGAATTAAACAAAAAGCTAACCGCTATAAGCCGTTGGTTTAAGGGCAAAGGCACGCTTATTTTTAACGATATGCCGTTTGTCAAGTGGAACGTAAGGGTAATGGACAGCGTGTCATATACACCCGAACACGACGGCAGAAAAGCCGTTTTGTCAGTGACGTATAAGGCAGAGCCTTTTTCGGAGCTTATATTTGACGCGCTGAACGGACCTTGCCTTGATACATATACGACGCTTGATACAGAAATTCCGATAGGTCAAGATGAATATTTAACATTAAACGGTAATGGCACATACAAAAACATATCGAATATCGGTGATGTACACGTCAAACCTATTATAACCGTAACAGGTGCAACAAATCCTTTCACAATAGGAAATAACGGCAAAAATATCACTGTTAAGCATACGGGCGATATTGTTATTGACTGCGAAAAAGAGATAGCTTACAGCGGAAATACAAGCCTTATGACGGATATATCGGGCGATTTCTTTGAACTTGTCCCGGGATTGGATAACACAATAACAGTAACAGGCGGTGGAGTTGTACAGATAAATTACACGCCTAAATTTTTGTACGACGTAGATTTTGACAATATGAAATGGAGTGAGTAACAATGGCATTTAAATTACACGAATGGAACGAAACAGATTTCACGGGAGGTTGCCTTGCCTACTTAAATAAGGCATATGAAGTGGCGGTATATGACAGCTTACAGGAAGTGCCGACAGTATCTTTTAAATATCCTATGAAAGAAGAAAAAGCAGATTTGATACAAGAATATCGAATAGTATCAGTGGAGGGACAGGCATATCGAATTACAACTGTGAAACGAGATTACAGCGGTTCAAGAATTATGACGGTAAAGGCCAACAGGATATTTTATGAGGACGCAATGAGACATCATTTTACTACGATAGGCAATGATACGGACGTGACAAAATCAACGATTGGTGTTGACCCATACGACGTTATAAAACTTGCGATAGCCGATACAAAGTTTGAGCTTATATCCGACAGTGAACTTAAGAAAATGGGGATGACGAGAATAGGCGCAGACGGCGTTAAAATCGACTTTTACCCGACTGATAAGATAAATACTTATGACGTAATTCAAAACGTCATAGAGGCTTACGGCAGAGGTGAAATATACTACGACAATTACCGATTTGCGGTTGTGGAGCGTATCGGAAAAGATAACGGCGTGAGAATGTCAATAAAAAAGAATATGACAAGTCTTTCAGTCGAGAGAAGCACGCAAGAGCTGACGACAAGACTGTATATGTACGGCAAGGACGATTTGACGATTTCATCTGTAAACGGCGGTAAGCCGTATATAGAAAGTGAAGAGGGTATCGAGAAGTACGGTATTCGTGAGGCGTACCGAGATTACAGCGATTATGACGACCCCGAAAAGCTAAAAGCGTTTGGTGAGTGGGACTTAAAGGGCGAGGGTAACGATTTTAGACTTGACCGCCCTCAACTGACAATCACGGGTGACGTGGTTGATTTGAGTAAACTTGCCGAGTACGGTGATTTTTATAAAATTGCGTTGGGTGATACGGTACACGTCTTTGAGGGCGATATCGAGCATAAAAAACGAATTGTGTCAATGAAGTATTATCCGTATAGTGCAAAACAGCCGTCAGTAACAATCGGTCAGCCTACGTTAGCAAATCCGTATTACCACGCGTGGTATATGGGTAAACTGTTAAAAACCGTTCAAAAAAACTCCGGCAGAGCGAACAAGCTGAAAACAAGCTATTTTCACGGTACGGTGAACAGTACCCAAAACCCCGTTGAATCAGATAACAAAAAACTGCTGTTAGACGGTGATTTGCTATATATCGAAGATAATAAGGGCAGACGAAGAATAAACCTCGGAAATATGGACGGTGCGTTCGTTTTTCAGATATTCAATCAGTTGTCGGAGAAAACCATTGAAATGGACGATGACGGTAATGTTACTATAACAGGTGTATTTGCCACAGGCACAGATAAAAACGCAAGAACTGTTATAGATAAAAACGGTATTCAAAGTTACGATGCAGACGGCAATAAGTACGGATTGTGGTGTAATGCACCGAGCAGTAATGGTCGAAGATATGCCGATTTAATATTGTATTATAACGGAAAAGTGGTTTTCCAAGTATATAACAGTATCAGTGAAGCATATATACAATTACAGGGAAATACTATCTTATATGGTGGCAACGGAGCAACACATGGTGTAGGGCAGTGGAAGTTTGAGCAAGGAGCAAACGGAACATTTCAAACCGCAGACGGAAAAACTGTAACAGTTTCGGGAGGACTTATAACGGGAATTTCATAAAAGTATTTACAAAAATCTTCCTTTGTGGTACAATTTGGGTATCAAAAGGGAGGTTTTTATTATGAAAAATATCAAGAGTTTTATATGCGGTATGCTTGTTATGGGTGTTATATCGTGCGTGGGAGCATATGCGACTGATGTATGGCAAAATATAAACGTTTTGCCGAATACAATAAAAGTTGTTGTGGACGGTAAAGAAGTACAAGAGGATAACTTCCTGTACAATGATACAACGTATTTGCCTATAAGAGCAGTAAGTGAGGCATTGGGAAAAGACGTTCAGTATGATGCACAAACAAGCACCGCCACAATATCAGAAAAGAAAGAAGATGATAATATGGCAGTAGCAAGTAAATATACACCACCGGCAGAATATATAAACAACGACCTTTATATAGTTCAAAAAGACGGAGTGTATTATGTGTCATTAGGTTTTATATGGGATATGACGGAAAATACAGATTGCAAGCCCGAATACGACTATGATACAAGAGAGGTAAAAATATCAAAGGATAAAAAAGAAATATATTCGTGCCAAGCACTTTTGGTAGAGGATAGAAGTGTTATCCCGTACGACCAATTTGTCGACGAGATACAACCGTTATTGAAATAAGAAAGGGTTGTTTACATATGAAAAAATATTTATCTTTGATTGTAATGATATTCGCCATAGGTTGTTTATGTGCTTGTGGTTCGGTATCCTCAAATGAAGTGTCAATATATGATACTTCGACAGGGAAAACAATATCTGTAGGCGATACAAAGGAAGAAGTCGATGAGGCTTTGGGAACACCTAAAGAAGAAATGAATTATAGTGAATATGAGGATAATCTTCATATTACATACCTAAATAAAAAGGTAGAATATATGTCTGTGGACGTACAACATACAAAAAGTTGTCCGAGCAATGACGTTAATCATTCACGATACCAACTGAAAAAAGGAAATATAACTGCTGAAAGTACGTTAAATGAGTTTAAACAAATTTATAAACAATCCATTTCTGATAATATTCAAAATCAGACTGAAATTTATGAAAAAAAGCCTAATGGCAGATATAAAAAATTAGATATTTCGACAGTCGATGAAATATATGATTATCCCGACACCAATAATATATACGGTGTAGCCGTTGGAGTTCCGTTTGGTTGCGGTGATGAAGATAAAATTATATCTATTGAAGTAGGTCAAATTGACAGACTGATGTATGGAGCAAGTTTTGGAAACGAACTGTCGGACAATCAGAAGAATTGGAAAACAGGTTATGAATCATTAAGTGATGAAGAACTACAATCAACAAAAAAACAGTTAGAACAATTAGAAGAACAAGAAAAGTACATATCCAATATTGCAGATAAATCTAATAATACTGCTGAAAGTATTAAAAGTATCGACAGACAACTTGCAAACAGTAAGGATATGGATAATGTAGAATTGGAAATAAAAAAACGAGAAAGTAACAAATAAACATTAAAGCACGTCTTGCGGCGTGCTTTTTTCGTACCA